GCCGCCGAACGTGAACGAGTGCAGCAGCGACGTGGACCACAGGCTCCCGTCGGCCTGGAACTGCTTGTTCAGTCGCCCGGCGAACGACCCCGCCGGGGACAGCGTGTCCCCGGCAGCGCGGATCAGCGCCCCGGCCACCACGCCGGCCAGCGCCGGGGACAGTGCGGCGCGGAACGCGGCGACGAACCCGCCGCCCGCTGCCGTGCCGCCCGCCGCGCCGGCTCCGGCCCCTCCGGCTACGGCTCCGGCCCCTCCGGCTGCAGCGCCCCCGCCCCTCATGGCCGCGGCGATCTCAGCGCCCGCGAGCCGGCCGCCGGTGACCATCGCCGTCTGGATCTCCGCCCCCGCGGCCGCGCCGCCGCCAAGGTTCACCACCCCGCCGGTCAGCCATTTAGCCGCTGCCCCGACGATCTTGATGCCGACCTTCAGCAGGCCCGTCTTCTGCAGCAGCAGAAGCGCGCCCGCCACGTCGACCAGCGGCTTCGCGACGGCCTTCGGGGTCCGGGCCAGGACGCCGAGGAAATCAGAAACCAGGCGCAGCTCGAGTGAGCCCACGCTCGACAGGCCCGGCGCGAACGCCGCCAGGACGCCGCCGAGGTTCTTCAGCAGGTCCCTGGTGACCGGCCCGTTGGCGCGGATCCAGTCCAGGAACACGGTCACGTCATGCCGGGCCGCTGTCGACTGGGACCAGCGCAGGAACGCGCCGCCCCACCGGTCCAGGTACACGCTGAACGCGCCGAAATCCACGTTGTGCCCGGCCAGGTCACGGCCGAGGTTGAAAACAGCCTTCCCGACGTCGGTGAAGAACACCCCGAGGGCGCTGAGCTGGTCCGCGCTGAACCGGCCGAACGCCGTAGCGATGCGGTTCAGCTCAGCGGACCCGGCGGCGGAGGAGAAGTACCGGTTGACAGCCTGGCCCCAGGCCCTGAACTGGTCCGCGACGGGCTGGACCAGCGGCCGGATGAACGCTATCCCCTTGCTGACCGCGCTCAGCCACGGCACCAGCGCCGGGGCCGCGATCTGGGCGGCGGCCACCTTCCACTTGGTGCCGATCTCCTTGGACAGGTCCAGCACCTGGTTATACGCCGCGCCTTCGGACCGGATCGCCGCGATGGTGTCCTGGGCCGCCGCGATCTGCTTGTCCGCCGAGGCCCGCTGGGCTTTGGTCGTGGCCTGCGAGCGTGCGATCTCCGCGGCCGCGAGCTGCTTCTGCGCCGTCTGGAGCTTCTGGTTGTCCTTGGAGACGTTGGAGAATACTGACTTGACCAGCGCGCCGAACAGGCCGGCGCCGATGGCTGCGGCGCCGAACGAGACGCCGATCGCGCCGACTCCGGCGGCGATCCCTCCCGATAGCGGGATCAGCGCGGGGGTCAGCGCCGCCAGTGCCCCCTTCAGCGACGGGCCGCCGGCTTTCTCGGCTACCTTGTCGAACGAGTCGGCCAGGGTCCTGTTCGCCGCGGCTGCTTCCAGCGCGTCCCGGGCGGCCTGCTTCTCCGCGTCCGCCTGCTTCTTCAGCGCGAACTCGGCCTCGAGCGCCCCCTCGGCCAGGCCGTGCTCGGCTTCTTTGAGGATGTCGTCGGCCTTGGCCAGGGCCAGGCTCGCCCCGGCGGACACGCCGGCGGCCTTGCGCTGCTTCTCGAGTGCGTCGGCGAGGAGGCGGGCGCCTTTCCCGGCGAGGGCGGCGTTGTCGCCGGTCTTCCTGAAGTCGGAGGCGAGCTTGTCGGCGCCCCGGCTGGTGAAGTCGAAGTCAACCGACTGGCTAGCCACAGGTCACCCGCCTCCCAGTACCGCCAGAGTCGTAAGAGTCGTAAGGGTTGTGATAGTCTGTAGACATGACTGAGAAGATGACCGATATGCAAGTCGGCAGCGACGAGGCACGCCGGAACTTCCGCGACCTCCTCGACCAGGTAGCCCGCGACTACCACGTCACGATCCTGCGCTATGACAAGCCCGTCGCCGTGCTCGTGCCCGTCGACTGGTATGAGGACGCTGAGGCCGCGTGGGGCGCGCAGATAGAGAAAGACGCAGAGGAGAAGCCGTGACCGGCAACGAGATCGAGAGCATCGCCGCAGACGCCGCGCACCTGCTTGACGCGCTGAAAGACCAGGAGTTCAACTTCCCGGACTGCGCGGCCATGGTGGTCGCCGCGATGCCGGCCATCGTCGCCGCGAACACCTGGCCGGGGAAGTCATGACCGCGGTCGTGATCGTGTACCTGCTCGCGTGGGTGCCCCTCGTTTTCGCCGGGCGCAAGCTCGGGAGACGGCGGGGCAACCCCGACGCGGGGTTCTGGCTTCCCGCCCTGCTCGGCGCGCTCGGCTTCGCGATGTTCACCGCGATCACCGCCGCAGACGGCCCCGCCCGTCAGTCGCCGCCCGGATCCTCCAGGTAGTCGATCAGGGCTTCGAAGTCCCCGACCTCGAGGAGCCCGATTTCCCACGGCCGGATCCCGAGCCGCTCCGCGAAGACGCCGATGTACTGGTGCCGGTCGTGGGTGTGCCAGCCGGGTCCGGGGGTTCGGTAGGGTCCGCCTCAGCCGCCTTCTCCGCCTCCGCCGACCCGGCCATCGACTCCAGCATCTCCACTAGATCGAAGTCGGCCTTGCCGTCGAGGATGTCCTCGAACGGCACGTCACGACCGTCCCGCCGCCAGATCAGCCACGCCAGCACGCACATCGCCTTCGCCGACCCCGCGGCCAGGTCCGACTGCCACTCCGCGTACCGCCGCTCGTAGACGCGCTCGATCGCGAGCGCCTCGGACATCGGCGCTTTCGACCCGTCGTACTCGAACGTCTCACCGCCCAGGACGATCTTCACTCAGGCTCCTTTGCTGGTCGCGCGTTCAGCGACGTCTTCCAGTGCCCGCTCGATCCCCGCGCGGACCCGGGGCGTGGCCGCCTCGACGGGGCCGGTGAACCACCCCGGCGTCACGCCGTCTGCCGTCCCGGTCTGCGTGCGCCAGTACTCCCGGTCGCCCCATAGGGGATGGGTCAGGCGGCCCTCGTCGAGATTGCGGAGCTTCCGTGCCTTCGCCACCGGCGTGCCGGTGATGGACACGCCCGGGTTGCGTTCATCGGTGCGGACGCTGATGCCCAGCCGCAGGTCCGCGTCGAGAGCCTCGGCGTACCGGTCGGGCAGTTTCGGTTTCAGCCCGGCACGGATCTCCTCCCGCACCGGGTCCACTGCGCGGCGCATCGCCGCGGTGAGCTCCCGGACCAGTTCGCCGTCCCCGGCGCGGCGCAGGTGCCGGGCGATCGACTCCAGCTCCGACGCCGCCTCGACAAGGCCCGCCATCGCGCCTCCCTCGAATGTCGCTACCTGCGGATATGATCGGGATGCAAGGGCCCCGGCGAGTGCGTCAACACTCCCGGGGCGTGGCCGACCTGATGAAAGCAGGCCGACATGACTCAGGGTACAGACCGCGTGTGCGTCCAGTGCGGACGCGGCTTCCGCAGCGGCAGCAAGCGCACCTGCCATCAGTGTCTGGCCGCCGAACGTCAGTGCATCTCCTGCGGAGCGATATTCGCGGGCCGGTACCTCAAGTGCCCCGACTGCCGTCCTATCGGGAGACGAAAGTGCGAGACGTGCGACCGCGTATATCGCGGCACCCAGCTCCTATGCCCTACTTGCCGCCTGACAGACCGTGAATGCGTGATCTGCGGCGCGTCCTTCCGCGGGCTCTACCGCAAGTGCTCAGCATGCCGCTCCCCGGAGCACCCCTGCGTTACCTGCGGGCATGTGTTCCGCGCCTCCAATAGCCAGTGCCAGGCGTGCCGGAAATCGACTCGGATCTGCATTACCTGCGGAAAAACTCACCGCAGGCTGACCCTGGAGTGCGACTCCTGCTCAGGCCGCACGCGCACCCACGGCAACGCCCGGCGTGCACGGAAACTGGCCGCTGAAGTGACCGGCCCGGTACCGCGATCGGTCTATATCGAGGTGGTCGCGTCCGGGCCGTGCGTCTACTGCGGCGCAGCGGCAACACACGTAGACCACATCCGGCCGCTCGCACTCGGTGGTCATGAAGCCCGGTACAACCTCGCGCCCGCATGTCAGCCCTGCAACCAGAGCAAGGGTGCCAAGCTGCTGATCCACTGGGATCCGCAGCGGGTCGCGTACGGCATCGCGCGTTCTGCCGACGTCGCGGCAGAGCTTGAACGCGAACTCGCCTCGTTCGGTAACTATGTGTTGAGACCACCGAACGGAGTGTAACGTTGCACCTTGCTCGCAGCGGCCCAGGTGCTTTTGAAGTTAACCGGACCGGCGACCGCGCCATCGGCGGAGAAATCACACAAAATAGTGCCAAACCAGTACACGTTGGGACTATTGGTGGCATCGGGGTACAAATAATAATTGCGTGCGAGCCCGTCGATCGCGGCGACGTAGGTCTGCGACGTGGCGTCGTCCATGAACCCGGAGAAGTCCCCGGAGGCGTCGGGCAGGCCGCCGACGTAGACCTTGTTGCCGTCCTGGAATGCCGTGACCTCGTCGCGGTCGCTGGCCATGTTGATGGACCATGCCGCCTGGAAGGTGAGCGGTGTCGCGACCGCGCCGGTGGTGGCTCCCAGGTATACGGCTGCGTTACGTCCATGTCGACGCGGCATGTCCTGTCTCCCTTAGTTGTCGAGCAGCTTGAGGAGCCGCTTCGCGTTTGCCTCGAACGTGCGGTCTTCGATCGCGGCGCGGGCTTTCGCCGCTAGTTCCGCGCGTACTTCCGGGTGGGCGATGGCCCAGCGGATGATGTCCCCGGCTTCGTCCGGGCTGGTGAATGACGGCAGCATGGGGAATAGCTCGTCGGATTCGGGGCGGGGGTCGCGGGCGAAGAACAGGCCGCACGCGGCCATCTCGATCTCGCGGGGCCCTACGGCCCAGCCTTCACCCGCGTGGCCGTCCTCGGATTCGCGGCGGTAGAAGTTGATGCCGGTCCGGGCCGCCCGGTACACGCCGGCGGTGTCGGTGTTGTCGACGCAGCCTTCGGGGTCTTCGTCGGTGTAGTCCCGCAGCGGCGAGTCCGCCGGGAGGTCCATCCACGGCCCGGCGAGCCGCACGCTGAGGCCGGCGAGGTTCATCGCGGAGAAGAACTCGACGCGGGAGGGGAACCCGGACCCGATGAACGCCAGGTCCCATTCCTTCGCCGACCCGGCCGGGGCCGGGTGGTGGATGCGGTGCCGGTAGGCGTGCGGCACGTAGACGGACGGGCACAGCGCCTGGTACTGCTCGATGCCGGTGGGGTCGTTCAGCAGGTTGACGTCGGCGTACTTGGCCATCTCGAGCTGCATGCCGGTCTGGTACGGCGTCTCGGTGAACAGCATGACGATCTTGTGGCCGCGGGCCCGTAGGACTTCGAGGATCCACGTGGGGGTGAAGAACGCGGAGGTGAAGATGACGACGTCGGGCCAGATCTGGTAGCAGGCTGAGAGGATCCCGTTGGCGGCGAGGTCGAGGGCCTGTTCCCGGGTCATGGCCTTGCGGACGCCGGGGCGGCCTTCGCCGTCGAAGATGCCGGTGTCGATCAGGGACGAGTCGTAGAAGGTGATGCGCTGGTCGAGGTTGTATTCGGCTACGTGGACGCCCAGCGCGCGGAGCGCTTCGGCCCACCCGTTATGGACGTCGGCGACGGAGAAGTTGGGGCCGGGGTGGATCATCAGGCAGCGCATTACGGTCCCTCCCCTCAGTAGACGGCGGTGTAGGTGGCGGTGTAGATGCCGGCGGGGCCGGTCCTGGTGACCAGTCCCGCGGCCACCCAGTTCACGGCGATGCTGACGGCCGCGGCGGCGTTCCCGGAGACGGCCAGGTCGGCCAGGACGGGCCCGGAGAAGTACCGGCTCATGTTCGCCGCGTCGGGGTACAGGAACATGCTCCGGGGCAGCCCGTCGACGGCGGCGATGTAGGCCTGGCTGGTGGCGTCGTCGAGGAACCCGGTGAAGGTGCCGGACACGCCGGGCAGCTCTTCGACGTAGACGTGCTGGGTGTCGGTGATGGTGGTGACGTCGGTGACGTCGCGGGCCCAGGTGGCGGTCCAGGAGTTCAGGTAGGTGAGCGGGGTGGCGGGGTCGCCGTTGCGGACGGACAGGTAGACGAGGCCGTTGCGTCCGTGGAATCGCACGCCTCGCCTCCCTTGGCCAGGTCGGCCCCGCGGCGCGGATGGTCAGTGGAAGTAGTAGTCGGCGGTGACGTGCGGCACGCGGACCCACGTGGCGCCTGCGGCGATCCACCGCTCAACCAGGTCCCAGTCGATCGTGGGGATCCCCGGGTGCCACCGCCACGTGGCCACGTCGAGGAGCCCGCGGCGGTGGATGATCATGCTGGTGTCGATCTGGCCGCAGGCCGGCGGGTCGGCGCCGATCACGTACTCGCCGCGGCCGTGGACCGCCATCAGCGGGTAGGCGAAGTCCGCGCCGGTCTCCTCCAGCGCCCTGACGAGAAGCCGGACATGGCAGGAGTGCCACGAGTTGTCGTCGTCGAGGTAGGCGATGTACTCGCCCGCTGCGAGGTCGATGCCGTGGAGCCGGGCGTGATGCCCCCACTGCGCGTCCGGGTCATGCTCCGGCAGCTCGTAGTACCACAGCGGGTGACGGCGTCCCTGCCGGATGTCCTGGCACTGATCCGCCGGGATGTCGCCACGCAGGATCTCCGCCAGTTTCTCGTCCGGGCCATCGGACACGATGACATGCTCGACGGCCGGGTAGTCCTGCCCCTGGACTGAGAGGAGGCACTGGCCGAGCAGGTCGTCCTGACGCTGCCACGTCGGCGTGACGACGGTTACGAGCGGGTCAGCCACTGCCGGTACCACTCCACTGTCTCGGGGACCAGGTACGGCCACGGATTCCGGCAAGCGGGCGCGCTAGCGACCACCTCGGCGTCCCGCGGTTCGCCCGGCCGGGCCGGGCCGGCGGCCAGCCGCCAGGGGATGCGCCCGGCCGCGCCTGCGATATCTGCGGCCACCTGCGCCACGCTGACGGGCTTCCCGCACCCCGCCTCCACGACCTGCCCGTAAGGGCCGCCGATCGCGTCGGCGAGCGCTACGGCCACGTCCGAGACGTGCACGGGGTCGATGAGCTGCCCGCCGCCGCCGCACAGTTCCAGCGGCAGCCCGTTCAGCGCGCGGCACGCGAACGTCGGGAAGAACTTGTGCACGCCCGCCGGGCCGTGCGGAGGGCCTGGGAGCTGGCCCGGGCCGTACACGTGGTACGCCCGCACGACGGTGATCTTCTCGCCTAGCCACCGCGCCCGGGCCAGCCCCAGGTCCTCCGCCGCGCCTTTGGTGATGGCGTACGGGTTCGGCTGCCCCTTGTGCCCGGTGCCGATCTGCACCACCGGCAGGCCCAGCTTCGCCGCCACGTCGTACACGTTGACCGCGCCGAGGATGTTGACCTGCGCGGCCCGGTGCTCGGAGCCGAACAGTTCCGGGGTGCCCAGGACCCCGGCCAGGTTGATGACCGCCTCAGCATGGGACATGCGGCACGCGAACTCGAGCCGGTCCGGGTTCAGCACGTCCCCGGCCGGCTTGTCGTACGCGACGCCCTCATGGCCGCGCGCCTCGAGCGCGGCGTCCATGTGCTGCCCGATGAACCCGGACGACCCGGTGACCAGTACCTTCACGTTTTCACCACGAACAGGGTGTCTACCAGTTCCGACGGGCCGGCGGGGAACAACGCGTCCAGGGCGTACTGCACGCCGGGACAACAGCACGTCTCGAGGTAGTCGTGCACCGCCAGGACACCGCCCGGGGCCAGCACCGTCCGGGCCGCCTCCACGTCCGCCATGACCGCGGCGGCACCGTGGTCGCCGTCGATGAACGCCAGCCCGAACGGGCCGAGGCCGGCCAGGGCATCCGGGGACTGGCCGCGCACGACCGTCACCAGGCCGGCCACGCCGCACGCGTCCAGGTTCGACACCATCGCGTCGTACGACCCCAGCCACGCGTGCGGGTCGACCGCGGTCACGTGCCGGGCCCCGGCCAGGGCCATCACGCACGCCGAGTAGCCGTACGCCGACCCGACCTCGAGCACGTCCCGGCCGTCCGCCAGTTCAGCCAGGCGGTTCGCCTCGGCGCCGGTGACGGACGTGGAGATCAGGGGAGACGCTAGCCCTGCGGGCACGTCACGCCACGGCAGGTGCATCCTGGGGGTCTCCTAGCTGCCGGTGAACGTGTCGCAGGCGACGGTGAAGGTGACGGTGGCCACAGCGCCGTCCGGGCGCTGTTCCTGCCGCAGCGCGTGGGTGCCGATGTGGGAGTCGCCGACCGTCCCGGACAGGGTGCGGTCGGCCCTGACGACGGCGCCGCACGCGGCGAGGAGCGCGTAGGCGCGGGTCCGGGCGGCGGTCATGTCGTTCTGGCCGTCCAGGACCAGGGTGGCGCACCGGAGCGTGAACAGTTCCCGGTCGTCGGCGTCGCCGAAGACTTCCGGGCTGACGGTGGCGTCGGCGGCGAGCTGGTCGGCGGCCTGCCCGTACCAGCCGACGAGGACGGCCTCCAGCGCCGCTGAGCCGGTGACCACGGGGCCGTCCCGGACGTCGGCGCCGGCCAGGGCGGGTGCGGCGCGGAACGCGGCGAGCAGCGCGGCGAGGGCATCCGGGACCTGCGACGACCAGGCGGCGCTCACGGGAGGGACACCCCCCTAGGGTCAGTTACTGCGGACCTGCGCAGATACCGCCGGGAGCTAGCCGACGCCACCCGCGCGGTTTCCGGTTCGCCTCGCCTGGCCCAAATCCCGGGATCAGGCCTATCGACCCGCTTACGCGCCCTAGGGGTACGTGCCAGCATAGTTCTCGCCGGCGCCATCAGGCCATCACCGGGCGGGGCGGGCCAAGAAGCTCCTTGGCCTTGTCCGGGACGGAGAAGAACTCGCCGGGCTGCCGCCAGTGCTCCTCAGTGCCGA